TTTCAAAAACAATCATTCAGTTTTGGGCGGGATAACTAAATCGTCTTTAGTAATTACTGTGTATAAGTATCCTCTATTATTGCAGTTGACTTCAACGATGTCCTTATCCATTTCTAAAATGTCAAGAGCACCATGCCCATCTGCTTCCAATAATGTCTGATATCTAATCACATCATCTTCTTCTTCAAAAAGATGAACAGTTTTAACATGGTCTTTATTATAGACCGCATAGACACCACCTGAATTTTTATCAGTTAACAGATACATTAGAGCTCACAAGCCTCGACATACAAAGATCTTAAAATTGTTTTGACATTAGATGAGTCAACTTTCAACTCTATCTCGTCTATGTATTTATCGAGGAGTGTCATAGTGTCTTCGGTTTCCAGCACTTGAGTGCTTTCTTCAAAGGTCAGATCTTCGACTATCTTTAAGTCAGCAAGTCCAAGGTTTTGGAGTTGACTTACGGTATAGTCGAATTTCTGGTAGTCACCTTTCTCCTCGACGATCAGTTTGACAAACGTGCCCTCTAAGTTATCGGGTATCTCTACTCCATTATTATAATAGAGTTTATGGAACATGTCAAATGGATTTCTATAGAAGGTTGTCTTCAATGTTTCTGTATCGAAGACATGGAATCCTCTCTTAGATCCATAATCATTCCAGTATAACTGATATGGATTACCAAGATAATAAATGTTATCTCGGTTGGACTTCATATGATAGTGTCCAGAAAATACTTTTGTAAATTTATCAAATGGAGATGCCTCCATTCCGAAATCCATTACGTGCCCTGGATGAGCTTCAAAACCGTTAAGCTCAAGATGGCCCATACAGACATCAGCGTCACTGCTTGATACTTGTCCAAGTATGGATTTTTTGTTCTCATCACAAATCCAAGGAATAAGAAGTATGTTACAACCACCGATGCTAACAGTGGTAGGGGTATCAATAACCTCGAAGTTCTTATAACGTCCAAATAATTCTGAGGGAGCATTGACTCTTAATGTATTTTTATAATAGATGTCATGATTCCCGATAAGAATATAATGTTTGACACCCATCTTATCAAGAGGGTCAAACCACATCTCTCTAGCTGAATCTAATGATAAGAAATTTACAGACCTTCTCTTATCAAATGTATCACCAAGATTTATAACAGTATCAATATTTGATTGCTCAATAAAAGGAAGTACTATCTTAGAATAAAACTTTTTATATGCATCAATAAAATATTGATTATCATTTCGCACTCCAAAGTGCTGGTCAGTTATTAATAAGACCTTCATTTATCTTTAGAGCGATTAATTAAAGTAATAAACTTGTCTGCTGCAAATGTACCAGCAAGACATACATCTATTTCGTCACCGTCTTTCCAATTCTCTGTCCCATCTTTCTTAGTATGAGCCAGTGCTACAGTGAGATCATCTATGATTTTTTGTGTAATCTTCATCGTTTAGAATTGATTGCAATGCGAGATTTAATTTGATTATACTCTGCACCACCATCTCCGTCAACCGAGAAGACTTCATCGTATCCAGACTTCTCCAAGATTTTCTCTTTAATATCCAGCTGGCGTTTCTCTTTAGCAATACGGCGAAGGAATGCATAATATACTATCTGCGTAAAGTAAGCAAATGGATTCTTACTCTTAGCAGGATCAAAGTTATCAATATATTGTATGCAATTTTCTATCCCATCGCAAATCATGTCATCTTTATACATATAGTTTATGAAATTAGGTCTATATGATAGATGAGTAGCAATTTTTAGAAAGCACGATCCGATATATTCACTGACCTTGGGTTTAGGTTTACCCTGCAATTCAGCAATAGCTACATTTTCTTTATATCGAATTACAGCAGCAAGCAGTTCTTTGTTATCAACATAGTGCTGCTTCTGCTTTTTTTGTCCTTTCATATGAAATTTCTATTGCTCCTCTATTGTAACAGGGGTTGACAAGATTGTCAATCTCCGTTAGACTCAACACTGTCAGGGTTGGAAGGGAGGTTATATAGTTTTTTAAATAGATTTCTTGCGTCTTCTATCTTACCAAGATAACCCATTTCTTTTTCAAGTTTAATTCTTTTATTCGGGCGGCGCGATCCAAACTCTTGTGATAAGAATGCTTCGTATAACATCACATGTTGTTTGGACATAGTTGCTAACGCTACAATATCTTTTTCTCTTACAATTATAAACTCTTCATCAGACATTTGCATCCAGGGGGCGAGTCCGATTCCTTTTGCCACCTTCCCCTCTTCTACATGTCTTGTAAAAACTTCAACACTTAATGGATCCTGTATGAAACAGATTGACTCACCTTCTTCATTATGAAGCACTGCCTTCCCTATAATCTCATCGCCGTTAGTCAGCTTAAAGATTCCATAGAAGTCTTCATCATGTTTGGCGTAGTTAATCATTTGATTTTAGATGAACCTCGTTGATTTCAAATTGGAAATTTTCCTCCTTGTAAATTTTGAATCTTTCATACAAATGACGTAACGTATAATTATGTCCTTTGTCAGTAGAAATGTCGTCAGCTATATCGTATAGTGTTGCTTGCGATTTGTTTTCACCTTTTCTAAGAACCCGTCCTATGGATTGTAAATTTCTTACTCTCGATTTAGACGGTGATGCAAAAATTACATTGTGTAGGTTTCTAATATTAATACCTGTAGAGAATGTACCATAAGATGCAATGATGATTGAATGGGATGCTTCCTCAGTTAACCTTCGGACTTCTTCCCTCATATCAACATCAACACCCCCATGAATGAAATGCACAGGTATGTCAGTGTAACTATTTATCAACTCATATAAAGGTTGACCGTGCTTCTCTACATAGTTATAGAGGATTAAAGTGTTACCTTTTAGGCTACAAGAGAGGTTTCGGATAAATTTATTCCGTTGCTCATGTCCTATAAGATAATCAATTTCATCTTGATACCCTTCAAATATAGCCTCTTGATGTTTCAAGAGAATAATACTTACTTTGAGTTGTGCAAGATAACCTTGATTCATTAACTGCTTTGTCCTAGTTACTTGAGAGCATCTACCAAAGACACCTTCAAGTACAAGTTGATTGACGTTAGCACCATCAAGTGTGCCAGTGAATCCAATCCTATACTTACAACCATGCAACTTAGACATAAGAGTAGTAAGAGATTTGGATTTGAAAAGGTGTGCCTCATCACCGATGACCACATTAAACTGAGCAAACCACGTACGAGGTTGCTTATAGACAGATTGCCAAGTGGTAATTATGCAATCAGCTTCAGAGTTTTTTTGTTCCCCAGAGTATATTTTGTGGCAGTGTTTGGATGTCATCCATCCATATTCTGTAAAGTCTTTATACATTTGCTCTACCAACGAGGTAGTAGGGACTACAATTAAAACTCTTCTATTGACATTTACATGAAAACGAACCAATGAATATATCATCAAGGATTTCCCGCTGGCAGTTGGCGACAATAGGAGTCGTCTGTTGTATCGTAGGGACTCGTATATTGCTTTCAGTTGGTAGTCGCGAACCTTTACAGGAAGCCCCAGAGCCTTTACAAACCCCACTACCGATTGAGGAGTTATTAGGAGATTTTCCTCCTTTGGATTCCCAAACGTCTCAGATGGCTCCAGAGAGTATGAGTAACCCCGTTGCTCAGCCCAGTCTGTAACATAATCAATTAGTCCACAGTATATCTCACCTGTTGCTGGAGAGTATAGGTGGACTTTTCCATCCCACCCTTTATATCTCCTTGTCCTCTGCATATATTTTGCAGACTCTACTTCAAAGGAGAAAAATTCTGCAGCCTCCTTATGGATATGAGGTTCTGCTTTCACCTTTAAATAGACTTCGTTTTTCTTACTGATAAGGAGGTCCATAAAACCATGCCACAATTGATTCACGTAAACCTTTCGTTACTGGTTGGACTCGGTGCCAAGTATCAGCAGGAAAGAAAATGGCCTGCCCCCGATTCAATCTAAATGATTCATATCTTGGGTCAGTGCCTGGTTTATATATCTCCAAATCAAAGTCACCACCTTCATAGTCCTCGTTTAAGAAGAGTGACATACTTATCTTTCTAACCATACCCTTGACAGGTTTTGGATGTTGATCTACATGCCATCCATAGTAACCACCTTCAGGATATAGACCATACTGTAATGGTTCAACTCCAGTGAGTTTAAAGTTCCATCCAGCAGTCTTGTTTATCTGTGCTACCATCCTCATCATCATGGTGTACAAGACAGGATCCTGTAACCATGTGACACTACTCTTTCTTTTATTCTTTGTCTTATCAAACAAAGTAGCATCCTTCCATTCTAAGGTAGGATTATTAATACACCCTTTAATGACGGACATAGAGTCCACATTAAAAGTAACTACCTTGTGAGTAGAACCATAATTCATTAGAATCCTGCCTGGAATTTCTCCCAGTCAATAGCATTCTTTATTTGAAACCCTCTATTATTAATCTGCTTAAGAATACTTTCAATGTAATTAAGCATTGTGGTTAAGTAAGTAATCTTATATTCTAATTTACATACGTCATCATCTGCATTGATGAACATTTTAATTTCATCTGAAGTAGTTAACTTCAAATCAAATGGTTGAAATTTATACACTGACGACGGTGCTTTTCCCTTGTAATATATCCACTTCTCTTTTCTTAATTGATTTAACTCCAGCTCTTTTTCTCTCTTCATTAAGCTGAAAGTATTAAAATGCTCCATGTATCTCTGATGGAGTTGTGGAACCCGTGTGGATTCTTCTTCAAGTTTTGAGGAATCTATGTGAGAATCTTCTTCCCACATCTTCTGAATGTTCTCTATGTTCATAATATAAAGTCATGATTATCTTCGTGTCAATCTATTCTTATCCCTTACCTCATATAGAAGATACTTGAAGTTTGCAGTTGCAGTCAAGAAATCATTATCATCACCAGTTACATCGAAGTTAACTGTAGACAATGATGTAGGAAACATATTTTTAAAGACGACATCAAAGTTTGCAATGTTATTATTATTTAACACCTGTAGCGTACCATCAGAATACTTAGGATCTTGTGTTGGTGTCTTCTGATTTGCTCT